GTCCGGCTCAATGTAGGCTTCCCAGTTCCACCCCATTTCTTCTGCCTTGCCGAGAAGCATTTTCAAGCCTCTCGATATGTCCTTGTATTCTTCCATGTCCTTATTCCTCCGCATCTGCGTAGTATGCATCGAATGCAATACCGGCATTTACCAACTTATCTTCCAGGTAATTGCCATAGCACCAGCCGTCTCCATCTTCCCAAAAACTGTCCCAGGCTTTCTCCAACACCTCTCTTGCCTTCTCTTCATCATCTTTGCTTACAACAAACACGCAATCCATCCAGTCGTTTAACTGAGACTGCACTCTGATTACGCTTTCCTTTAATACTTCCACGCCAATATTCATTGTGCTTTCTCCTTTCTCAGATGTAATAGCAGCTGAAATTCCAGTGATGTCCGAACTCATAATACAAACCGTATCTCTCGAATATCTTGTCAAATTCTCTTCTGACCGAAGGAAGGATGCCGTAGTACAGCATCTCGCATACCGGTCCTTCAAAACTCATGCTGAGAATGTGTTCCGGATTAACGTATTCAAAATGTCTCTCCGGCTGGTCTGCCACCTCGATTAGATGCTCCCTGTCGTTGTAGTAATACTTTCCGGTTACCGGATCATGCTGTGTGAACCGCTTTCCGTTGAAATAGATGTCTACATCCTGCCATAACC